CCTGAACCGGGCCGGTCCCGGAGATCGTCAGATTACCCGCCACGACGCCCGTTAGATTGACTTGTGGCCCTGCAATCCAGCCGCCTCCGAACGGAACATCAATCGTCGGATTATCCGCCGAGCCGGAAACAGTGCCCGTACCCAGCGCATCGTCAGCCGTAGCCTGTGCATCATTGGCCGAGGCCTGAGCAGATTGAGCCGCCTGATTTGTAGCCGCCGCAAGGCCTAGCAAAGCCTCGATCTGTGCGAGTTGTTCCGCCTGCTGCGCCTGCACCTCAGCCAGATCATTGCCAAAGTCGATGACAGCATTAATAGCGCGCTCCAAGCCCTGCACGAAGTCAATATTCCAATAACGGACAAATGCAGGAGAGGGCTTGCCAGTATTCGGATCAACAATCGCAATGCTTTGCTGAAGTTGCGGCAACTTGATAGGGACAAGAGCCATATCTTATCTCATTGGCTCGTTGAAGCTGGCCGCGCTAATCGTGCAAACCGCATCGTCTGTCACCTGGATTCTAAACAAGCGACCAGGATAACGCATCATCCCCAAGCGGTTAATACGGATAGGCTGACCATATCGACCTTGTTTGCCAATCGAGACATCGACGAAATCCTGATAGGTCTCCAGATCATCCGACCAACTAATCCTTGCCTTGGGATAGGCATTTGGATCAGCCGTCGTTCCACTCGTTGCATACAGGCAGAACGAGTCACACCGCACCGACCCCTTGGGAATAGCGATCCCGCCCGTCAGGATACGTTCCAGGGGCTGCCCGTTGTCGTTTGAGACCTGCGGGTCCAGGCGGTACAGAAGGCCCGTAATCGAGTCTCCTGCGACCGTGAATGTGTCGCCCATATCGCCCACATGGCAACGCCAGTAATCAAATCCGTAGGATTTGAACTCAGGCCACGTCCCCGTTGAGGCATCGAACGCATACGTTCCCTGACTTAGGGTCAGGCACCACAGCGTATGGCCATCAATGGAAAAACTCCACGCCGTCAGGTCTTCCTTGTCGGACTTGCGGATTTGCTCCTCAAGCGAATGATCCGAGATGCGAACCGGCCCGGTGTCTCCACGATAGACAATCCCGTCATTTCCTACCCAGGCAACCGAGTTGTCAAACCGGCAGATGGTGTCTCTTGATCTCGCGCCCTTGTCGTAATTCCGCCCCGGTACACGCTGGAAAGGCAAGTCCGCATCACCGGTCGGAACCCAGACCTCAATCCCCTCTTCCTTGAAGAACCAAAGCTCATCCCCGACCCGCTCGACCTTGAGGATATTCCCCGGAGAGCTTTCCGTGGTGGCGAAGGAGAGACCGTCAGGATTGGTCTGCCCCGGCTCGATCCAGTAGAACCGCGCGGAATCCAACTCAGGCAGGATGAAATAACCATTGAGCTGAGCGACCGAACCGATCAATCGGCCATCCGGCATCGTCAGGGTCGTCATGAAGCCACCGACCGTGCTTCTGGCCTCGCCCCCAGCCACGACAATAATCCGCGTTGCCGTAGCCGCCGCGACAAACCGCTCAGCCCCGCCTAGCGTTCCGATGAACGTAGACGCCCCCGCCTCGGTCACGCGATAGGTGTTTTCCCCCGAGGCCGCGATGAAGTCGCCGTCAATCGTCCCAGCCTGACGAAACACCCCCCGGATCGGCCCAACACCCAGATTGGCGAACTCAACCAGTCCAGGGCGTTGGATATGATCGACACCATCAATCTGGTTAGTAACCGTTTTCTCGGCAAGCAGATTCACCACTTGGATTCGAGGATTCCAAGTCGTTCTGCGTTTGTGAGAAGACAAACCGAGGGGAATATCCGGCATTAGCTAAGCCGATACACTGAAACGGGAATGGTGTAAGTCGCTCCGATACCGAGAGCAGGAACGTAATAACCGATACTTACACTGTTCGTCGCAGCAGGGTAAGCATTCACAACCTCGCAACCCGCAGAGGGCGTCCCGTTAGGCACGGCAAGCAGGCGCGTTCCGGTAGCTACGCCCGTCAAGGGAAGCGTCATCCGCTTCATCCCAAGGCTCAGCGAGATCAGCAGCGTTTCAGATACCGTGACGTTGCCTATGAGTGTCAGGCCTGGAGCGCCCGCTGCACCAGTTGCGCCTGTAGCTCCAACGGCCCCCGTATCACCTTGCGGACCCTGAGGCCCTATTGATCCGGCAGCGCCATTAGTCCCGTTAGCCCCGGCCGGACCTTGTGCGCCAGTCGCGCCAGTAGCACCCTTGAGGGACAGTTTCTCCGCGTCGGTAAGCTGGCGAGGAGGTTGATAGCCGGGGGCGCGCGTCGTCATGCGCCGCTTCCATAAGCGACCTCAAGCGAGGCGTTCGGGTAAAGCAGAACCCCGTTCGCATCCTTGATCGGAAAACCTGGCCGATCCACCGCGATTGCGCTCATCCACTTGGGAAACTGCGTTGCGTAGATACCGAAATGACCCGGAGGAAACAGCCAGCCCTCACCCTCTTGAACAGGCGAGAAAGTTGCAGCGTATCCTGTGCCCTTCAGCCTGATCCATACAGGGTAGGAGTTGACCGCAGAGAACGTCGTGGAACCTTCCGGAAGCATCGGAACAGCCACTTGAGAAGCCACGTCCGTTGCGGGCACGATTACGGGATTAGCGGCCCGTCGAAAGATACGAGAAGCGCCAGTATTCATTGCTTAACCCACCCACTATCCGCCGTCTGATTGCCGTTCGTATAGGTAAACGTCCGCACCCACGTTCCCCCCTGACCCGAAACTGTAGCCGTTTTCAGGTTATTGGACCCGTCATAAGTAAATGCCTGGGGCAACCAGGTTGGAACCACATTTCCCACGGTGTCCCGATCACCGGGAGTGAGCGCGCCAACATCTGCAATGTCCTGCAAGGTGACGGGGTCAACCAGGATAACTCTACCTGGAGACTGTCCAGCGTTGTAACTTCCCATAACGCTTATCCGATAATGAAAAACAGGGGTTGAGGCTGACCATACAGTAGATTTGCAGGATTGCCGATAAGCGAATATTGGCTAGATTCAGCAGTCAGCCGCCGCGCTGATGAGAGATTGGCCGTCTGACCAGTAAGTGCATAGGAACCGGGCAAGCCCTGGAGTGTACGGCCTCTCGATAGATTGGCGACATTGCCAGTGTAGGTGTAACTGCCTGGGTTTGCTGTGAGGCTCAGCGAGCGGACGAAGTTGGTCTGGCTTCCGGTGAGAGCGTAGCTTCCGGGGCTCGCCGTCAGGGCGTAGGCAATGCTCCCCGGCGTATAGGTCAGAGTGGCTGCGTTTCCGGTGAGGGAATACGAGCCAGGATCAAGCTGGATAACCGTCTGACGGTATAGATTAACAGCCTGACCCGAGACGGCGTAACTACCCGGATCAGCCGTCAGAACCCGCTTCAGAGGGAAAGTAGCAGCTCCCCCCGTCAGGACATAAGAGCCCGGACTGGCCGTAATGCGTCGTGCAGACGTGAGATTAGTCGTCTGGCCGGTAAGCACGTAGCTGCCCGTAGCGGCAGGCATGACATAGCCACGAACGAAGTTGGCCGTTTGCCCACTTAGAGCATACGAACCCGGGTCAGCGGTGAGCGTGTAGGCTATTCCCGCGACCGTATATGTCAGCGTGGCGTTCTGCCCTGTCAGGACGTATGCACCGGGGCTTGCGGTCAGAGTGTAGGCAATCGGCGCAACGGTAAACGTCAACGTCGCGTCTTGGCCTGACAGCGCGTAAGAACCCGGACTGGCCGTCAAGGTATAAGCGACAGCGCCCGAAGTCAGAGTTAGTGTCGCGTCCTGTGCTGTCAGGGAATAGGAACCGGGGCTAGCCGTCAGAGTCCGACCAATGATCAGATTGGCGGTCTGTCCCGTCAGGGAGTAGCTGCCCGCCTCGCCGATGACGCGTCGAGCCGAGGTTAGATTGGTCGTTTGCCCAGAGAGGGAGTAGGAACCAGGACTAGCCGTGAGGGTATAGGTAGGGGCTCCACCACCATCATCATAGATGAGGACGATGATCGCGGGAGCGCCGAGACCGGCGCCGGTGGCAGAGGTTCCCCCGCCACCACCACCCCCGCCGTAACCACCACCGTTACCGCCAGCCGCAGT